CTATGGAGAATGTTTATATTCAAAGCTCTGACTTTGATATAGGAGATGGAGAAAGTTTCCAATTTATTAGACGACTAATACCTGATTTTAAATTCTTACAAAACAGCAATAACGGCTCTATTAATATAGTTTTACAAACTAGAGATTATCCAGGCAACTCTTTATCTACAGCTTCTACAAGCGCAATACAAGATAATACAGGTCAAGTAAATATTAGAGCTCGCGGCCGTCAAGCAGCCTTGCGTTTTGAATCGGATGATGACGCGGCAAATGATGGAAACTTAGGAATAGGCTGGAGACTAGGAGCTACAAGAATAGATATCCGACAAGACGGTAGAAGATAATGGCTAAGCTACTGCCAACTAGACTGCCGTTAGCTCAAGGAGAAACTGTTTCTGCTGAGCTTTTTAATAGACTTGTACGTATTTTAGAGATAAACTTAGGGGCAGTAGATCCTGATAATACTTTGCAATTATCGACTACTGAACGTGACTCTCTTAGTTTTAATAGAGGTGCGCTAATCTTCAATACTACTACAGAAGTGTTGCAGGTTTTTGACGGTACTGAGTTTATTGATTTAACCAGTCATCGCACTTATCTGACAGGACTTTCTGCTACAACTGGATTAGGCTCAGTTACTGTATCAACGCCTTAAAAATGCTAACATATAGGTTATATTAATATGCTAAACGAACAACAAAGACAAGACTTACAAGGTATTGCTGGTATGGGAAGAAACGAAGATACGTTTCTTGCGCACGTTGCGCCAGATGAATTAGTTGTACCCGCTCAAGTTCTTAAAGATGATCCTCTTTTAAACACTTACATTCGTAACTCTATTTCCAAGTATGGAATTGATCCAAATCAATTTGTAGTTGGAAATGGCGATATGGATTTAAATCCAATTACTGGTTTACCTGAATTTGGATTTTTATCTAAGTTAGTCAAGAAAGTTAAAAAAGTGGTTAAAAAAGTTGTTAAGCCAGTAGCGCAAGTAGCGCAATTTGTACCTGGTCCTTGGCAAGCACCTGCTGCTTTAATATCAAAAGCAAGTACTGTATATGACGTAGCAAAGGGCAGAGCTAATCCTGCTGCTTTATTAACTGTTGCTGGACCGCTCAGAGTTGGACCAGGAATAGGCGAAAGTTTAGATGCAATCAAAGCTGGCGGAGGCTTAGGAGCAACTTTAAAAAGTATTCCTGGAGCGTTAAAGTCAGGTATTGGATCATTTGTAAAAGATCCTCTAGGGTCTGTAACTGGATTATTTGGAGGCGGCGGAGGTCAAACTACCGTTCAATCTGGAGATACTTTATCAAGTATTGCTGCAAAAGAAGGAACAACCGTTGCAGAATTATTAAAAGCTAATCCTCAAATAACTAACCCAAATTTAATTCAAGCTGGAGCTACTCTTAACTTACCAGGAGCAGGTGGACTATCTAGACTTGGAGGCGGATTACAAAAAGTAAGCCAAGGGATTGGTAGCTTGGTTGGACCTCAAACCCCATATGAAGAAGCTACTGGCTACGGACAATCTCAACTAGGAAGAATTGAAGACTTTGCAAAAATGTTAACTGGAGATACCGGTCAAACTAGAACGCAAGAATTATTAGCTGCTGGATATAGTCAAGCTCAAATAGATCAAGCAAAAGCAAATGGTACTTTTAACCAATTAGTTGCTCAAGCAAGAGCATCCGGACAAACGACAGGCAGAGGATTGATAGGTGGGGCTCAAAACATTTTTGCTGGAGGCGCAGGTCAACAAACAGGAGGACCTGGTATTGGCGGATTATTTGGAGGTATGGGTGGTAATTTTGCAATACCTGCTTTAACAGGATTGGCAGCATATATGGCTGCTAAAAAAGAAGAGGGAGGTTTAGCAGAAACTCCTCTTGTAACGATGGATCCTTTAGGAAGATACCAATTATCAAAAGCTTTAGGTACTGGCGGAACTAGAGAAGAGTTTGGTTTAGGACCAGCTCCAGTAGCTTTACAATTTGCTAAAGGCGGAGAGGTCAGAAAACATTTTAATCAAGGTGGTCTAGCGATGGTGGAAGAATTAGACATGCGCGATGGCGGCGAGTCATCTGGACCAGGGACTGGAACTTCAGACGATATTCCAGCAATGTTAAGTGATGGGGAATTTGTAATGACTGCAAAAGCTGTTAGAGGCGCAGGATCTTTTACAACCAAAAAAACTCCTAAAGGGATTGAGCTTATAGGTGGTGGCAAATCATCTAGAGCAGAAGGCGTAAAGAATATGCGCGAATTAATGAATATGTTTGAGGCAATTTAATGGCAGAACAAATCAATCCAATATTAGCTGGTGTAGATAGAGTTGAAGTTTTATCAGATCCTAATTTAAGAGAGCTTTATTTTGGATCTCCTGATACCCCAGGATTAATAGCGCAAGCTACTCAAGCGGCGCAAAAAGCTTATTTAGATCAACCAGCTATTTTACAAAGAACCGCTGGTCTTACTCCAGATGAAATAAGAGCAAGACAAATAGCAAGAGCAGGAATAGGATCTTTTCAACCATTTTTAAGCAGAGCTGAGCAAGCCTATGGCGGAGGTTTGGGTGCTTTGCAATCAAGCTTAGGATTTGGAGGACCATCCGCTAGACAATATTTAGGTTTGTCAATGCAGCAATACGATCCAAGAATGGCTGGAATGTATTACGATCCATTCGAGCAACAAGTAGTTCAACAAACTATTGAAGATGCCCTGCAAGCCGCAGCTCAACAAGACATACAACAAAGAGCAGCAGATATTTCTAGAGGTGGAGAATCAGCTTTTGGCTCTAGAGCAAGACTTGGCGCTGAAGAAAGACAAAGAGCTTTTGGTAGAGGGCTGGGAGAAGTTCTTGGAAGATTGAGATCAGGTGGTTTCCAAACTGCTCAAGAAAGATCTTTACAAGAACTAGAAAGACAAAGAGCTGGCGCAAGAGCCGCAGCTCAACTTGAGGCTGGATTTGGAGGAGATATTGCCGCAGCTCAAAGATTATATGGGGCAGACATTGCTGGTTTAGGTCAAATGGGACAACAGCTAAGAGCTGCCGATATAGCAGAACTTGAAAGACTTGGCGGAACTGAAAGAGCAATTGAAGAACAAAGACTTGCAAGACAATACGCTCAACAACTAGAGCAAAGACAAGCTCCTTTATTAGCAACTCAATTTGTTCAAGGATTTGCACCTCAATATCAAGCAGGAAGAACTCAAGTATCAAAAACATATGGAATGCCTAGAGATCCTTTAGCAGAAGGACTAGGAGGATTTTTAACCGCGTATAGCGCTATGAAACAACCAATTCAGTATCAGCCGCCTACAACATCTCAAGGACCAGATCAACCAGCTCCTACTGGATCTGCTTACCAGGGTTATATGCAAAGTCAAGGCTTAACAAATACTGGAGGAGCTTACTTTAATCCAGCAATATACAATCCTCAGTCTTCTTTATATCAACCAGGCAATCAACAATATACAACTGAACAAGTATTAGCGGGCGGTCCATTTGCTGGAACTGTTGGGCCTTCTAATCCTTACCAAGTTAATATTCCATCTAGTCTTCCGGCTGCAGGAACAAGCCCATATTCTATTCCAGGATTTGGATCATACTATACCCCCGGTGGAGTAAAGTAATGAATATATTTGGTCGCAAAATGTTTCAAAAAGGTGGAGAGGCAGATGATTTTCTCTCCGGAGTTTCAGGACCAGAATTTGAATACTACCAACTTTCTCCTTCTATAGAACAAACTTCTGGAGGAGATTTTGTTTACACTCTAAGAAATCCTAGAGGGGAAGTTGTATCTGAAGAATTAATTAATACCGCTCTTTCTCCAACAGGAGATCCAGCAGAAGCTTACCAAGTTCAATCAAAAAATAAATCTCTCGGGGCTTTGCAAACTGCTGCTTTAGGACTTGCCACTTTACCACCTGCAGGTAAAGCAATTGGATTTTTAGGATCAAAGCTTGGACCAGCTGCAGTAAAATTAGGTCAATCTAGATTATCGCCAATAACTATGACAAAGCTTCCAGGCGTTGCTCAACCAGGGAAGAAAGGATTTCAAGCTTTAGATCCAACTAAATTTAGTTCTTATAAGGTTGCTCCAAAACCAGGAGTAATTCCAGCAACTGCAGCCGGAGGTGCGTTCTTAGGACTGGGCGCTATGAAAACTACTGAGGAAGAAGTTTTACAAAAAGCTTTAGATGATTTATCAAAAACTAAAAAAACAGAAACAGAAGATAAAAAAGCTCCGGCTCCTTTAGGACAAAACATTATTTCTGATGAGGAAATAGATGCTGTATTAGGAGCAGATCAAAATAAAATAGCAGAAGCTATGGCTGATGCTGAGAGAGAGGCAGCTAATGCAGAAGCTATAGAACAATCAATTATAGATTTTCAAGATCGTTATATGCGCGATAAAGACATGAATAGACTTCTTAGAAATATAGGAGTAAGCCTTGTTGAAACTGGCAGATTTACAGGAATAGCAAAAGGAGCTGCTGCAGCTGCTGAAGAAAAAGCTGCAGAACAAGTTCTTGAGGGAGAAAGAGAGGCCGAAATGAGATTAGCTGAAGCCAAAGCTGGCGGTGTTGATGTAAGCGATATAACTGCAATAGACAAGCTTGAGGGAGAATATTTGGAAAATTATCAAGCTGCTTTAGGTAATAAAAGAAATATATCTCAATTGCAAGATATTTTAAGAACTTTAAAAACTAAAGGCCAAAGCATTTTTGGGGTTGGTAATATAATAAGTTCTAACTTTAAAAAGATTATGGCTTTTGTTGCAGGAGATCCATCGCTTGCTGCTAATGCAAAAAATATTCAAGCTTCGTTAAAATCAGAAAATCCAAGAGAGTATGTAAAAACTGTTTTAGAAATAATGAAAAACAGAGAGATTAGAGAGCTTCTTGGCGAGTCAGGAAGAACTATATCAAACCTTGATAGACAAATAGTTGATCAAATTGTTGGTCAATTACAAGATACTAAAATACTTTCTCAAGATCCAAAAGCCATTGCTACTAAATTAGAATTACTTCTTGAAGATCAGTTAAAGAAACAAAAACAAAATGAAGAAAAAGCATTTGGAAAAGCAAGGAACTTGGCTTTACTAGGAAGAGATGTAAGACAATTACAAATGACTACTCCTGAAGCACCTGTATCAAGAGTAAGACTTACCATATAAAATGATTTACGAAATAGTAACACCCGACGGAAGAATAATAGAAGTCGAGGGAGACCCTGGCAAAGAAGCAGAGGCAATCGCTGCTGTTAAAAGATATCTTGCAAACGAAACGGTTTCTCAGGATTTTGACGGAAATTATTTTGATTATACAACAGGAGTAAACGCCCCTATTCTTAGATCTCAACTTGACATGGCTGAGACCTTAGAAGAAAAAGAATTGGTTTTACAAAGAAAAGTTGGAACTAAAGGTTTTACTAGAGATTCTGCTGGTAATTTAGCTTTAACACCAGCTGGTCTAAAAAGACTTGGCATCAGTCCAACATCAAATAAAAATGTAATTATTGACGAGTCTGGTTTTTCTTCCGGAGACTTTGCTGATTTAGCCGGAGTAGTTGGACCTATTGCAGGTGCTGTAGCTGCTCTGTCTCCGCACGGAAGGGCTTTAAAATTATTAAAAAACTTTTTTAAAAACGATCGTATTGCTAGAACTGCTGCGTCAGCTCTTGGTACTGCAGGCGGTAAAGGCGTAGAAGAAGCAGGAGAGCTTGCTTTGGGTTTACAACAACAATCGGCTGGAGAGGTTGCAGAAGATTTAGCATTTGAAGCTTTGATAGGTGGGGTATCCCAAGGATTGTTTGAGGGCGGAGGCGCTGCTCTACACGCTATGTTAGGCAAAAAAGCTCCTATTATAGATATAGACATATCTAGAGCTATTGCCCAAGGCGCTGATCCAGAAGAATTGATAACTTTAGCAAAAAGTTTGGGAAGAACTCCAACGTTTAAAGATGTTAAAGAGGCGCAAGCAAAAGGTATTATTCAATCTTTTACTCCAGCTGCGGTATCTCAAAGAGCTTTAGGTAGAGAAATACCAGGACGTTTTCAGGCAGCAGCAGAAACTGTCTTTGGTAGGAAAGAAAGAGATAGACGATTAATTCAATACGGCAACGAAAGGCTTCAAAGATTTTTAGAAAAATTAGACGCTAAAGATTTAACAATAGAAACATTCGACTCTGCTGTAGCAGCTGGAAGAGATACTATAAAAGATGTTGACGACTATTTGCTTGCTCTTCGAAAAAATGCCGAAGCATCTGGAAAAGAATTAAATGAAGTTATTAAAAATTCTATTAAAGCAATAGATGAAGGAGCTTTTTCCGGAAGCCCAGACAAAGTAGAACTTGGAAGGGTAATTAGAGAGCAACTTAAAGATGCGTACGAAAGAAGCGTTATTAAACCTTTTAAAAAAGAAGAAGAAGCAATAGATAGATTTTTAAGATCAAAAGGACTAGATGCTGTTTACGGTCAAATAGGAATAAAGCTTAAAGGACTAGATAAGTATTTAGATAACTTGGTTAAAAAATATCCAACTATTGAGAAAACTTTAGCTGATGAAGTGGCCGCTTCGCCAATAAAAATAATAAAAGATGTTATTAAAGATACTGAAGCAGGCGGTATATCAATTGAGGCTTTAAATAACTTACGAGGAGCTTTATTGACAGTAGATAGAGCAACAGGACCTTTTGCTGGTAAAACAGGAAATGCTTTAAAAGGAGCGATTGAAGAAGTTGATAAAATATTTGACGATCTTGCTCAAGGTGGAGATTTTGTTACTAGTATGATCAAGGTTGGCGAGGGTAGACAAGTTGGGGCTGCAGCTAAAAATATATCTAAAGCTGCACAAATGATAAAAGAATACAACAAACGCTACAAAGCTGCAGTTGAACCATTTAACGACGTGATGGTTGCAAAAATACAGAAGAATGCAGCTAAAGGAGCTTTCGACGTAGATGAAATATTTTCTAGGGTTGTAAGAAAAGACAGACCAGAATTAATTAATAAAGTAATAAATGCTTTGCCTGGAGAGGCAGAAAAAAAATTAGTTCTAGAAGAGCTTAGACAAAATATTATTAAACAGGCTGCAAGAGATTCTATTGATATAATTGACGGTACTGTCAATCCAGTAATTTTTGCAAGAGAGATTAATAAACTAGGATCTACAGCAGATGTTATATTTAAAGATGTTCCTAACTTTAAATCCACTATAGATGATTTCTTAAAAATAAATACAGGATTTAAAGCAGAAAAATTGATGAAAATAGCAGATGACTTAAACTCTAAAGAGTTTACCCAAGCTTTAAAAAGATTTACGGATGCGGAGAATGCAGCAGCTAGAGCTGAATCAGATAGATTCTTAACAAGAATATCTTCCGCAAGTCCAGACGAAGTTGTCAACACTATATTTAAAAATGGTCAAGCAGCAAATATTGCGCAAGCTAAAGAAATATTAAAAGGAACAGGAAACTTTGAAAGAATCCAACAAGAAAGTATGCGTGATTTGATGAGGCTTACTACTGGGCCAGGAGCAAAAGTTGATGAAGTATTTAATCCAGAAGCTTTAGAAAGAGCTTTAAATTCAAAAGGTGATGACGTTCTTAGAGAAATGTTTGGTAAAGAAACTGTAGAATCTTTAAGAAGTTTGGTAAGAGATTTGCGAGTGATGACAGCTGCAGAAAAAGGTGGAGCAGGAACTCTAATAGCTGGAGCAGTTGCTATAAACGCATTTAATATAGCAATGTTGCCAACACTAGCTAAGCTTGGAATATTTGGAATGATAATGAGAAATCCTGCTGTTGTTAGAAGATTTGCTAAATCTGATCCAGAAAGCGTAAATATTGTTTATCAAGCTGTTAAGGATGCTGTAAGACTTACAGGACCTGTTACGTTAGGACAGGAAGTGGTAGAGGGAAGCAGAGAAGCAGCAGGCGCCGCAGAAGCTGGATTATCTCAACTAGCTGAAGATTTCAATCTAGGAGATATAACACAACAATTAAACAAAGAACTTCGTACATCTGCAACTCAGATTACACCAAAAAGATTAACAGCACAACTAGACTTGCCAGAAGTTTCTGCTTTACCAGCGCAAACATCAGGAATAATGAGTCCTAGTTTACTTGGAACATCTCCAGCTAATATTGATATAGCACAAAGACTTTCTAACATAGCCTAACTTTCAAAATCCATTTTTTCGTATTCTTTCCAGTTCTTTCTGAGAACTTCTAACCAATCTTCTAAAGTCATAACCGTAGTTATTGTATTGGTTTTATCCCATTCAGTATTTAAGGCGTAGCCTGGAATACAAACCTTTGTACTTCTTCTATTGTATTTAAAAATTAAAACAGGGATTCTGTTGCCAGCAGATTCGCATACTTGATTCCACCAGCCTGACTGATACCAATCGCCTTCTTTGTAAAACTTACATTCGACAGCGTGAAAAGGAATATTGATATCGCAAAGATTTTTAGATTGATATTGATCTAGATTTCTTTTACAAGCAAAGTCTATCCCTTGCTCTTCAAAAAATTGATTTAAAGTTTTGGCTATTTCTCGCTCAAAGGCAGCACCTTTGTTTCTGCTGTTGATTGGCATGTATCTTCTCCTACGTACCTACTACTAAGTTCAAAGTAGTATTTTTTATTTTTTATTGATTCTGATATTTCTTGAGTAAGTTCGTCAAAAGTTTTAGTCATTATATCTTTGCTATAAACGCAAAGTTTAATCGTCTCTGCTTTCTGACGACTCATCTCCTCTTTCTTTCCAAAGCTTTTTCAGCTCTGACCAAGTGTAAAAATCTTTGGATACTTCGTCCCAAAACAATCCTTTGTAATCCCATAAGTTTTCCATAGCGCATATTTTAACTCTTCTTCTTAACTAATCCCATCTCCTCTCTATCAAAACCTAAAGGATGTGGCGATAAACATTCAAGTTCATCTCTAGAAAAATGAATATAAGGCTCAGAGTCCTCTTCATATATTGGTTCTTTAATCGTTCCAAAGCGAACGTCATACACTTTATCTCTTTGCCAAGTATGGCTGTAAACGCTATCTGTCATAGCATATACGATTACAAACGGATGATTGGTTGCCATAGATAAGGCCGCACCCATTCTTAATTTAGATGCTGATAATAGTAAAGTGTCATACTTTTCTATACTAAAAGTTCTGCATTTTACCTCCATCCAAAAAGAAACTTCTTTAGATTCGCACCAGTAATCTAATCCATAACTAACTGGTAATTTATTACAACGAACATTCCAAAGCCCCTCTATAAAACCAGCGACGCGCTCTTCGCGCTTTTGATCGTTAATCGTTTCCATCTTAGGTTTTGGATTCATACATATCTCCTTTTTTAAATGTGGCCCTTACAAAATACTTTCTTAAAAAAGCAACGATTGTAAAAACGGTTGTTTGGATAATTGAGGTAGTAAAAACACTACACTCATAATACTTACAAATATTTAGAACAATATAAGAAATAGGCAAAGCAATAATTATTCCTATTCCTACATCTGCTAGACTTTCTTTAAAAACTCTCTTATCAATCTTCATCAAAAAATTCAGGATCAATCGCAACAATTCTTTTTGTTGGTCGACCTGTTCCTTTGGCTCGCAAGTCTTTCTCCTGGATCTCACCAGCGTTTTTAAGCCTTTCTATAATTTCTTTAACTTCATACGACTTCATTGATCTGAATATTTCACGTCTATCAATATCACGCTTACTTATACCCCAGTCACCTTGAGATCTAATAAAGTTAAGTATTTGTTTAATCTTGCCTTCCATTTCAGAACCAGCAACTTTATCTCTACAGCTTTCTACTAATAGCTGATCGTAATAATTAACATAATCAATAGCCCACTTAGTCATTTCTACTGGTATAACTTTGGCATTACGGTTATCTGCTAACGCTGCAATCATAGCAAGTCGCATAGCTTTCTCTCTTGTTCTTGATAGCAATACTTCTAAGCCATCTTTCTCTAAACGGTTTTGTTGGTCTACTAAATCGTAAGCAAGCTTTTCTAGTAAATGGTTACTTTCATCTGAGAAAGATACGATACGTTGTTTGAAATCTATCTCAGCATTATTGACAGCAATCTGCTCCATTTCATCTCTGACTTGACGAACATGCGATACCCAGTCAGTTGTTGACTTAGGTGGTTCAACAAACGGTTTCATTTTACCGACAGTTCTTGGGATGTTAGATTCAGCAACAATAAATCTATTTAAGAATCCATCTACGATACGACCGGTTGAGAGCGCACCATAGAAATTCTTTGGTACGCTCATACCGACCAACGTTATTGCAGGTTTGATAGTTGATCTATCTAGCACTTCTTGTTGTTGTTTCTGCGTTAACGTCATCATAGAATAATTGTCAGGTCGCAAAGTACCATGACATCTTCCCCATGTTTCCATAAGAACTTGGATAGCATCTTCTTTATTAGAATTACTTGAGTTAGATATACTTTCTAACCTTTTACCAAATTCATCCATAACTGTTATATGTGTTGGTTTATGTCTCAGAATAGAATAGATAGCACCACTAGAAGTGTAGCCATCACCAGCCATTAAGTCAGAATGGCCAGCTTGATCTAAGATAGCTTCTATAACTGTCTTTACATTTTCTTTTCCCTGACCTGACTTTGCGATACACATAAAGAACAAAGATGAAAAATTATTCATATTGGTCTTATACATTCTTCCAAGAGATACAGAGCAAAGAGCCAAAGCTGCTTGCATACTTAAAGCTGGTTGAGATATCTGCGCTATCTTTTCTGAGTAATCGTAAACATCCTTGATGATTCCAGGAGGACTGTATAAGTCGATTGGTTCTTGAATATTGTTTTGCTTAGATATGTAGGCTGGTGCTTGTTGGTTTTTTCGTTCGTGAGTTTTCTGAATACTATTAACAGTAGTTTGTATTTCTGAATCAGGGAGAGGTGGTTTATTTTGTTGATTCCAAGAGTTAACAAAGAAATGTACAAAGTCTATGTTTAAATCTTTTGCTATTAAATAGCCAGCAAGTCTAGCCGCTTGATCATTTCTTGATCCTTCTACTACACCATCTAAAGACAAAGGTGTTTGTATTGGTTTGCCATTTACTTTATCTGCGCCTGTAATCTTTACCCAAAGTTCTCTAGTAAAATCAGGCAGATCTTCTACTTCATCTAGTTCCCATTCAGGAATAGTTATTGGTTCATATATAGCACCAGTAGCATGTATATTATGTGGTGCAACAATAAGGCCACCTACACCTCTTATATCTATTAATTTTTCAGGTTCGGTTGTTGCGGTTCTTCTTGCAACATATGTAGTAAAGTTTTCAGGATTGTTGTAGTAATAGTGTACGCCTTTACCTGTAGCGACTTTGAATGGGGTAGTAGGTAGACTAGCGTCAGCCCAATTAACAGCTTCAGGAGTATCTGCGTCGACGACAATAAACTTTCCGCATACTAAAGCTACAACTAAATCATCTCTACCTTTAAACCATTTAGTTATTTCTTCCGTCGTTGGCTGTCGCTCTTGAAACTGTTGCCAACCGCCAAGTTCTTTTGGCGGAACTTTATTATGGCGGTGTAGTGGTACTACACTTACACCATATTCAGCATACGCAAGCGCTAAATCCAACGCAGTATCTTGCGCTGTAATATTTAGGTTGAACACTCTTAATCTTCACTCGTTTCTTCTAATGGACCGTATATAGACTCGAAATCAAGCTTACCCCCACTAGCTTTAATTATTTTTTTTGCCTGTTTGATAGATGGCTGTCTTGCACCATATCTCCAGGACTTGGTAGTTGCTGGCGAGCAGTCAAATAATTCTGCTGCTGGCTCAGTTCCTACAAATTCAATATATTCTTTTAAGGTATATCTTCGCACCTCTCTCTCCTTATATTCAGGTTCTAGCTTTTCGGAAAGATATGTATTAAGCTCTCTATCGGTTAAAGTTTTTAACCTCCAGAGATAGTTAACTTTCCATTGATCTTTGTGTACTTCGTTCATGCTACATTCCGTTCATATTATTCTTTCCACATATTGTAATTGTAAATTAATTAAATTAAAATACCTTTATAAAAAAAAGGAGAAGATATATGTCTGATATTCTTAGTCGTATAAAAAGTCCTAATGAACTAGTAGAACAACAAGGCGCAAAGCTTTTAATCTACGGTGCATCGGGAGCAGGTAAAACGACTACCTGCGCAACTGCCCCTGGCAAAACTTTAATCATCAGTATGGAGGCCGGTCTTTTATCTATTAAAGATAAAGATAACGTCACCGCTATTGAGGTTAAAGAGGCGCACGAAATCGAGGAGATCGCTCAGTTACTTGAGTCAGGTCAACTTGATTACGACACCGTTTGCCTAGACAGCGTGACAGAAATGTCCGAAATTTTGCTTGCATCAGAAAAGCAAAAAAGCAAAGACCCAAGACGTGCATATGGTGAGGTTATAGAAATTATGACCAAAACTATGCGTAGGTTTAGGGATCTTAAAATTCACGTTATCTTTGTCGCTAAAGAAGACAAAATACGTGATGAGCAAACTGGTATGTTTACTTATCAGCCTATGATGGTTGGTGCAAAACTACCGGTTCAAATTCCTTACTTCTTTGATGAGGTTCTTGTATTAAGAGTCTTTGAAGAAGAAAACGAGGAAGGTAAAAAAGTAACCAATCGTTGGTTACAGACAACCCTTGGCGCGAATTACACCGCCAAAGATAGGAGCGGTAAGTTGGACACTTTTGAAGAGCCTAACTTAACGCATGTTATTAATAAACTTGGTTTTAATACAGGAGGCTAATATGAGCGATTTTGCAGATGTCAAGTTTGATTTCGATACTAACGAAAACGATAACACCTTTATCCCCGAAGGCGATTACTTAACTGAGATTAAGACTTGCGAGAAAACTGTTTCTCAAGCAGGCAATTCTTATCTCAAGCTTGAGGTAACTGTCGCAGGTGATAAATACAAAGGTTGGATTGCTAGAAACAATTTTAACCTTTGGTACACTAACTCCGACCAGGAGAAACAAGAAATGGTTAGAGAGATTGCATCTAGGCAGTTCTCAAAACTATTGAAAGCTCTTGGTCTAGAAAAAAATCCGCCAGCAAATGCAGGCGAGTTAGTAGGCCTAAAAGTTATCTCAACCTTTGGTATTGAGAAAAGCGATAATCCAGAATATCCAGATAGGAATAATATTACTGGGTTTAAAGCAGTTGACCATACGGAGAAACCTAAAGTTGCGCAAGTATCTGAGGAAACTCCATCTTGGGTCAACGAAGAAAGCAAGCCAGCTAAGCCTAGCTTGTAGTTAATTGGTACGCTAGGGTGCCGAAAAAGAGTCCTTCCTTTCCCCCTCTACACACTCTAGGTGGGACTCACCTAGCCTTTTCTGAATGAATTAATGAATGGTTAAACTGATATGATGACTGGGGTCATGCTTGCAGATATCTATGATTTCAGCTGGAACAAAAACTTCATCTTCTTCCATAGACTTTAATTGGACAAAAAATTTTGCAGTATCCTCATCAGGCGCATTGAGCAAAGCTACTCGCATTCCATTTTCTGATACATAGTAGCAGAGGTACTTATCGAATCTGTCAAACATTTTAATTATCCTTTTTATATCCATTAACATACAAAGCTATTATTGCATAGTGAATGATTTTCATTAGATCGGCATTCTCTTTGCCGTTCTTTTTGCCGAACCTCATAGCGTACTTCATTATATTGCCAACCGCAAAACCTTCTCCATGACCACTATCAATAATCATGTCAGTAGCTTGGTACTTGCCGTTAGCGTAATGTTGGGTATAAGTTTGGTCTATATAGTCTTTGATCGCTGTTAATATTTCGTCTTCTTTAAACTTATAATCAATCACAGTTCTAAATCTACTATATTGGGGCTGTTATAGATACTTAAATGACCACCTTTTTCATAATTTTTATAATCCTCTAAGTATTGTTCCATTATCTCCCAACCTCTGTTCATATGTTCTTCTTGCATACGAAAGACTTTAGATGCAAAAGGATGCACCTTTTCTTGCGCTACAAATACAAACTCCTTGACTTTAAAGCCAGCTTTCTCTAGGCCTCTACGATACCAGGCTGCTTGCATGTCGTAGCCATATTTTCTGACAGAGCCAACAAACTCTTTAGGATGACAGCTCTGCGTAGTTTTATAATCAACCGCAACAATAGCATTCTCTGCATGAGGCTTTTGAATTGGCGGACATAGCACGTCCGGACGACACTTACAAAGTATCTCGCCTTCATACCAGTAAAAACTAGCCTCTGCTAATCTACCCTCTGCCTCAATATACATAACGCCTTCATCAATAAGGTTTTGTTTCATACCTTTAATAGCGTTGAGCTCTGCCTCTTTGATAACAGTTAATCCTCTTTCCTCATACTCAGCTTTTAATTCTTTATTAGCATTGGTATAGGGAGAACCAGTAATAACTGCTATTTCTTCGTTGAATACTTCCTCGCCTTCAACAATCATAGCGTGAGCAGCTGTACCAAAATTCATAGCTGGCGTTGTCTCTTGAACGTGCTCGACAGCATGTAGTTGCGATCTGCCAAACGCTCTGACATTAGAACTGCTTAGTCCTGGACCAGCGTGATAGACAGAGTTGGGTATGTCTTTAAATATTAAAGCATCACCCCTTTCTGTAAATTGATATTCTTTTAATTCAGTTATCTCCATTTTCATACTCCAGTATTAATATCTGTATAACAGATGTGTGTTTCATTGGTCTAGGCCAATATCTTAAATCGTTAAAGATAGCTTGCAGATTGTCTGCATAACTCTTGGTTTCATCATAAAGTGGTTTGTTTATCATCTCCCAGTAGTCCAGTATATCTTTGTATTCTTCTCTTGTTCCATTAAATTCTAAATTCAATTCCGTATAGTCAAACGGAACGAACTCTAGTCCGCCCGTCTTCTTGCGCATAGGATAAAATCTTATAGGCTCACCGATCATAAATATGGTTGACTATATTTGGGTATTTTCCCGTAAAGTCGACTTTGATTGCTTTAGGTTTATTAATTTCGGTTTGGCGAAAGAGAGCCTCGTCGATTGTAAGAGGAGGGCTACGACGCAAACTTTCGCCAGAGATCACATTGTTCCACCAGTTAACCGCTTTCTGCCTAGCGTAACCAGTATGTTCAAAACAAATAAATTCACTAATAATTTTGTTGGGGGTTTTGTAGCTGACTTTTAATACAGGTATGTCTTTGCCTTTTGCAAGATGATGGCCTACCCACATATCAATCACTTTTAGATCGTAACGTTCTACTTTCTTTTTATCAGAAATAATATCTAGTTGAGACGATACTAAATCTAGTTGCAGTTTCCGCATAGGGAACTGATAGCCACAATCCGGACAAGTGTTAGCCGCTTTCGGTACATACGATTGACATTCTTTACAAGACTTGACCAGCATAACGCCAGTCTTTCTGCGCTGTCCTTTTTTGTTTGGCTTGATCTGATTGATTGGACCATGACGTTCAATATTCTTAGCAAAATCCAGGACTAAACAATTTTCTTTACCCTCTGCTGTACGCATGCCGCGCCCCATCATTTGAACGTATAGACCAGGACTTTGAGTGGGGCGCAGCATAACGATCAAATCTGTATTAGGTGCATCAAATCCAGTTGTTAATACGTCGCAATTTACCAGCGCTTTTAGTTTTCCGGTTTTAAAATCTTCTATTAGTTGATCTCTTTCTTTTGGTTTAGTATCTCCAGTAACAACCTTTGCGCTGACACCGTTGAGATGAAGTATGCTGCAGACCATCTCGGAATGATGAATGCCAGCGCAAAAGATTAACCATTGTTTACGCAACGCGCCTTTACTTAAAACTTCTTGAATAACTTTTATAGTCTTACCTTCATCATTCATCTTGGCTTGGAGGTCAGACTGAATAAACTCTCCCCCTCTAATACCGACGCTTTCTACGTCGTATTGAGTAGTCATACATTTGGTTACAAGTGGAGATAAATAGCCATCATTTATTAGGCGCAATAAGTTTTCTCCGCTACTAAAATCTATTGCGATATCGTCAAAGATAGCGCCTTCTCCCTCTGTCAGCATTCCTGAATTTAAACGATAAGGTGTAGCTGTAAAACCAACCACATTTAAATTAGGGTTTTGTTCGCGTAAAGCGACGATAAGGGAACGATACATTCCCTCACCGTCTTTCGGAACAAGGTGAGCTTCATCAATTATAAGAGTGTTGAATGAAGGGAGGGAGCCCACCTTATTCCAAACCGATTGTAGTTGCGCGTAGATAATATCGTTGTCTGTATCTCTACGGCCAAGACTAGCACCGTACATTCCGATATCGCCTTCCCAAGCGTCTTTTAATTTTTGGTAATTTTGGAAAAGTATTTCTTTAACATGACTAACAACAAGTGCCTTTTGTTTCTTTTGTTCGTTCATATGTTTGACAAACTCTGCAATAACATGCGACTTACCGGAACCAGTTGGCATTACAACCAAAGGATTACCGCTTTCTACAGCGATATAATTTTCCAGCGCATCTAAAGCTTCTTGCTGATAATCTCTAAGTGGCATTATCTTGGTAATTGTTCGGGGTCAAACCAACCCCAGGGATAACTAATCATCTAAACTCTGCCTTGCCTATTATTTCTTCTTGCAAGTTAAATAAGATATCGTCTAACTTTGCCTCACCTACAAACACTAAGTTGTTTTTTATATAGGCTCTGACAATTTTGATTGCCTCTAAGGCTTGTTTTTCTTCTTCTGTATAATTCATTTTTCTAAAAACTTTTCTATAACAAATAAAGCTACTGCCATAAATGTAATTGCAGCCGTAAATGTTATTCCTGCTACCATTAAAAACTCAGCCATTTTTAGCTCTCCTTAGTCTTGCTTTTAAATTAATATGATCTCTTATACTTTGAAACTCAGGCTGTAATCTTTCCCAAAGCTCATCTTTACAAGCTTGCTTTTCTTCGCCTTCAAGCCCAATAATAATTAACTCTGACTTTTTGGGTATATAAGTCTGATGGTATTGTTTTTCTTTATCGCGCCATTCCCATTCAACAGCTTGACCATTAAACATAGTATAGTTTGTCATTTACTGGCCTCCTTGTAGGCTTTCTCAAACAACGCTGGATGATGGGTATAGATGTACTCAACAAAGGCGCTAACCTTTCTAATAGAGTCCAGGTCTTTTTTCATATCTCTGCCACCGACTGGAGCAGTTGGACTTTGAAGAGCAAGGACACCCTCAATAATATTTTTTACTTCGCTCATACGTTCTCCTATAAATAATTACTAAATGTATCAAATAATACTTGCGCTGTAAACTACTTTTGCTATACTAATAGTATAAATATTCATTAGGAGGTAGTATGAATATAGAAACAGGAGAAGTAATCGATAAGACTAGAGACGTATTAAGAGATGCCATCTTTGAGTTGGTTAAGCAATACGTTGAGTCAGGACTTATCGAGATCAGTAAACCGGATGTCTATTCCTGGCAGATCAACAACGACAGACAACGTTTAGTTGGTTTAGTTGAAGAAGCTGTTAACAGCATCCAAAGAAAAGTGGAGGTGCACTAAGTGGGAAAAATGTCTGATTTTTTAATTGATATGGAGGCAGATGCCGAAGGTATCATTCAAGATTGCGAAGATGTAGGGGAGTTCTACTATCGTATGCAAAAGATTGATAAACGCTACGACGAATGTAGTTGTAGAGATTTTTGGTTTGACTGGGTGACAGACGGGTTCTTTAAGAACTACGCGTCCAGAAGATAATCGCGAGCAGGCAAGTCGTCTGGCCTGTTAAAATAATAAGAGACGCGCCGTTTTGGGGTTCCTTAAACTTTCATTACCCCACACTCCGGACTCTGAGGTGTAGTCTGCGGCAAAACACCTCACTTTCCTTTTTAACCATTCTCAGCTAAACTCCAAGTATGAAAGTCTTGGATATCAAAAAGAAGAAACCAACAGTCGCAGAAGCAGAACGTAGACTCGAATCTTTATTCTCGGAATTTATCGAACGCGGCGCAGATGCGGAATTTGTCGCCTTACTTTTTTTTACATTCGGAACCTCACGTGTCTTCGATTATTCAACAACAATCGAACAAGGTATTCTTAAAATAGATGAGATCTTAGAAAATTCTTTTGGTCTAGTAAAAGAATTAGATTTTATCCCTGATTTTACCCCTGAAACAGACAAATAGTTTTGTCATAAACTTTTGACAAAAGACCCCCTTCAAACCCGCAATTAGTCGGATTTAGGTATAAATATTGGCAAAAACGGGTGAGTTTTGTCATTTTGTCAGTTTTGTCAAAATGGCGCAAACGCAGTACTGGCGCACTTTTGGCAGTTTTGTCATTTTGTCAGG